AAACCGCTCCAATGAACCTCTCTGGCAACATTCCATATACAAGGCACATTTATACAAATACCCTTTCCAATCGTCAGTATGCATTATTTTTGCTGTAAAGTGCCTTAATAAATAATAATAAACTAGATACTTAAATAAGGAGGATGAAAAGAAAGAAGGAGGCTCTTCGCCAATAAACTATTTTTCGATAATAAAATTTGCTGTAAAGTATCTAAATTTTTATAAATTAGTCAGCCTGTAAAGCTTCTTCTACAGGCTGGTATCTTTCACTATTTAAAATCTTTAACAAAGCTTGATATGGATCAAGTTCATCACTCAAAAGCATTTTGAAAATGTTAGCCGAAAAACCTGAACAAAGTACTAAACCACAATCATTTTGCTGAATAGGAATAGTTTTATTACTTCTTGAATCTACATTCCAAAATACGATTTTCGGCAATTTATATCCACATTGTTTATATTCCATTTGGATTTGTTCAAACAAGGTTTTATCATAATTAAATGAACCATGCTCATAATCTTTATATCTACCCCACATAGGAGGATTATGGTCATCAAATTGCATATCTGAAACAATCAAAATGGTTTTCGGCAATTGATATTGTTTATATCCTTTACTAATTGCAGTATTAAGAATAAGCTTCATGGTTTTATAAATATCAGTATTACTACATTCATTAAAACCAGAACAGTATGAAATCTTATCTCTTAATGACTTACAATTACTCATATCTACAAATCGAGGAGAGCTTGAAAATGTAATAAATTTATTATACCAATTCTTAGAATTGTGTTCAGCCGCATAGATAGCAAGAGAAGTGGCAACATCAAGACAACTTACTTCTCCTGTAACTTTACAACTCATGCTACCACTACCATCACGAACAACAAGAACATCATTCATTTGGTACTGCGGCAAAGCCTTCCACATTTGCTCTAAAGCTTCATCATACCCCTTTACGCCATATCCATAACTACCACCATATGCATGACAAATCTCATAAGGAGCAAGAACTTTAGCATTTATTTTGCTGTTTCCATTCTTTAAAGAATCAAGATATTCTTTTCTTCTTTCCTCATCATGTCGCATAAAAGCATTAGCATAATTAAGATTAGCTTTAGAAGGAACAGCTTCATAATTAATTTCATCCCAATTATTAGCTGACATATTACGTTCAACTACATTAAGTTTTCTACGAATTGCAGAAAGGCATCTCCTATAATTTCTCGGAGTAATATTAATATCTTGCATAAGCTGCTTAGCCATTCTTTTTGTTTCTTTTGAAGAAGCATTTTCAGAAGGCATCCATTTTCCAAGCAGACTAATAGACTCTTCATCATAAGCATGCATAATGTCATAGATAAAAGTCATTTTAATCCAATATACTGCTTGTTCTCGCAAATGTTTATTAGCAGTAAATTCTGGATCAGCAAGCAAAATAAGAGTATCCCAACGATTATATTCCGGAATAAGTTTTAATACTTTTTCTACAATTTCAGGATGATAATCTACTAACCAAGCCATAATACCTTTTGCAATATTACGCTCTCCAAGCCCTTCACGACAATCCATACAATAAAACCAATATTTTATTGCAATTTGAGGATTTTCATAAAAAACTTTGGCAAAATTTGTTGCAATATCACCCCATTTCCAACTTCGCATGGAAGTAATATTAAAATTAAAATCTAAAAGCTCTTTACCACTGGTTTTAAACATTACACAACCATTTTCACTAAGAGTTTTTTCTTTATTCTTAGCTATGGTTAAAACTTCTTCAAGAGAAGAACTAAAATTCATCTTATTAACCTTTCTAAGCATTTTATATAAAATTATGCTGATAATGCTTATTTCATACGAATAGGATAACTAACATTATTTTCATGATAAGAAATACCTCTATTAATTGAAGTTATACTATCATTAGTCACCCCATATTTATTAGCAATTTCTTTAAAAGATAAATTACTATTTTTTAATAAATCTTTTACTTCTAAAACTTGTTCTTTGGTTAATTTATGCCAAGAAACAGGTCGAATAGGATAATTAATATAATCTTTATGATAATATTTTCCTATATTTATACGTTTTAACTCAGAAACTGATTTATTATATAATTCACTTATTTCTTCATAAGTTAAATTTGAATTTATTAATAAATCTAGAACTTCATTAGCTTCTTTTTCAGTTAAATTAGTTTGACTATAAGGTCTTAGCGGATACTTTAATTTTTTATCATTAAAACTTCTTCCACTATTAATAGATCGTAAAGAATCTATACTTTTATTATATTTTTTACTTATTTCTTCATAAGTTAAAATATTATCTTGTAAATCTTTCTTAATTAGAAGACTTTCTTCACGAGAAGTTTTATTTATACAAAATCTAATAGGATATTTAATATTATCTAATTTTCTTGCTTTACCAATATTTATTAGATGCAAATAAGGTTCTGATATATTATATTTATTTGCAATAAAATTATTAGATAAATTTTCTTTTTTTAAATCTTCTATTAGATTTAACAAATCTTCATTAGAAATTTTATAAAATAATGGATTGGTATTTCCACCCAATGTTTGATTATATCCATTTTCAAAAGAATTATAATATTTTACCCAGTAAATTTCTTTATTATTTAATTCTTCTTGATTACATTCTTCTATAATAGAAAAATCAAAATTGTCTATCCCATATTTTCTAATAGCACAATATAAAGGATAATAACTATCTTCATGATTTTTATTAATACTATTACTTTTATGTTCTTGCCATCTTTTATAAATATTAATAGATTGACCTATATAGCATTTTCCATTAATTTTATTTTGTATTTTATAAATACCACAAGTCATTTAATTATATCTCCTGTTAGATAAAATTTTGGCTTATTTATAATATAACAGGCTATTATAAATATTATCTCACAAGTTAATTACTCTTGTGCTACCCTTGTGCAAGTAGAAGGACTCGAACCTTCACTGTCTTTGCCTTGTTGGGGTCTAACGCTTATAAGGCGTTGGCTATAACCAATTTAGCTATACTTGCAAATATACAAGGTGCTTTTAGCTACAATGATTACAAATTCAAATGCTTTTAATTGCTGTACGCACCTTTATTTTTAATTATATATTAATTATATACTAATTTTTCTATAAAGTCAATAAAATTTTATTACAACTTTGTAAAGAAAAATAATAATAATTTATAAATATATCAATTTTATTCCATTCTTCTTGAGTTATTCCGCCACATAAATATTTTTCTTTCAAATTCCAATAACAAATTATTACATATTCAGGAGTCATCCAATCTTTAAAAAGTTCATTAAAATCTACAGTTTTCCAATTAGGATTTAATTTTTCAATTTTATCCCAAATTGTTTTAGTAGTTTTATACCCGCGCATAGTCATTTCACCATGCACTCGTGCCGTAAAAGTAATAAAATGATCTATGGGATAATCCATAATTTTATTGACAAGAATATGATTAGGAGTACCTTTTGTAAGAATATTTCCAGCTATCGCTGAACATTCTCTCCATTGAGCTACTAATTGTTGTCGTGGCAAAACATGAATAAGTTGTTTACTCCATAAGCGCATTGTAAATTCTCCATTTTTAATTATATATTAATTATATACTAAATTCCATATGAAGTCAATAAAATTTTAGTTTAAATTTTTCTTATTTTAATTTATTTTTAAATTATTTCTTACCAAAAATAAACCATAGCGCGACTAACGGAATTTGAATCCGTACTCTCTACATTGACAGTGTAGAATGTTTACCAATTACACTATAGCCGCATAGCAAGTAGCTCTGGTGGTAGTCGAAACCTACATCTTACGCTTGAAGGGCGTAAATCCTAACCATTAGAAGACAGAGCCATATTTTTAAATTTTATCCCATTCCTCATCAGAATAAGAATCAATTATTCCTTTTATATAAGGTAAATTATAATATTTACAACAAGTTTGCAAACTTTTTCTAGATAAATTATAAGTTTTCCATACATCAATCAAACTCATTGTACGTAATTTATATTTTAATTCTTCTCTAAGTGGATAATTTTTAACTTTTTCTTTTTGTAAACATTCAATACAAACTTTACCTTTATTACCGTTAGATATATGTTTACCACATTTTTCACAAATATTTATTGTCATTGGCCTTATTGGATAATCATCTCCTAAATGCCAATATTTTCCAACATTAATATTAGTAATAGTATGATTATCTACATTAAATTCTTCACTAATACTTAACATTGTTTCTTTTGTATATTTTAATTTATCTTTAATTAAAAGGACTTGTTTATAAGTTAATTTAAATCCACAGAATTTTTTTGATCTTCCACCTAATGTTTGATTATAACCATTAATATAACTATTATAATAATTAATCCAATAAATTTCTCTATCATCTAAATTTTCTATTTCACATTTTTCAAGAATTTCAAAAATAAAATTTTCTAATCCATATTTTCTAATAGCTTTATATAATGGATAATCATATCCTTCATTACAACAATAAGGTGCTTTTCTATGTGTTTTCCATCTTTCTTCAATATTAAGAGATTGTCCTATATAACAATGTCCATTAATTTTATTTTCTATTTTGTATATGCCACATGTCATTGTAAATTACTCCCTATTAGTTTAAAATTTTGGCTTGATTATAAAAGAATAGGGCAATTATAACCATTATCTCATAGGTTAATTACTCCTATGCTACCCATGTGTACACTATACGAATTGAACGTATCCTCTCTGCATTTTCAGTGCAGCGCATCACCACTATGCTAAGTGTACATAGTACTCGACAGTGAACTTGAATCACTAACCTGTGGTGTGTAGAACCACTGCTCTTACCAATTGAGCTAGCCGAGTATTTTATAATAATTATCCTTCAGTTTCAAGAATAACTATTTCTTTATTATCATCTGCAAAAAAATCATAATCATAAAGCATATTTACAGCTTCTCTAATTAAAGAAACTTCATATTCTTTACTACAGTAATTTGGAGCAGCATAATACATATAATCTGATGCATTAAGCTCGGTGTATTCTTCATCTTCAATATCTTTTTTAGGTTGATTTTTACCAAAAGTAAGCTCATTACGCATTTTTTCAGCATATACTAATGGACTAATCACATGATAAAAAAGATCACTACATTCACCTTGCTCCCAAGCTTGAACATCATCAATAGGAAAATATCCTTTTATAATATAATCCCCATCAGGAAGATCACCAATTTTACGATATTTTACATTAATCTGTTTATTACCCTGCCAATCTTCATATTCAAACTCTTTACGAAGTTCAGCACTTACACAACCACTTGGAATTGGCACAAATTCATTATATAAATCAGAAGCAAAACTACGAGATTTTTCTACAACAGGTTTAAGTTTTCCTTGACAATTATATGGACCATAAGGGTATATTTTTTGATTTTCTTCATATCCTATAAAATACTGATAATAATAACTCATATTTACTCCTTATATTTTTTTAATGTAAATTTAGTTAAATCTTGTTTTTTAAAAAATTCTTCATTACTTACTTCTTCAAAAAAAGAATTTTCATCTGTTAAATAATCCCAATAAAATCCATAACTTGTACTAATGAAAGGTTTAACCAGAGCTTTGGAGATACCAGCACTACAATTTAAAAATTTTCTTGCTTCTATTATACTTTTAAATTTTTTTAAAGGTTTTTTAGTTTTTATTTCATATGCAATAATAGGACGAATTTTTTTCTCTATCCTTCTATTTTTTCTAATTTCACTATTAATATTATAATAATCTAAAGCTCGAGTAATAACACCATCAGAACATCCATATTTTTCTTCTAAATTTTTATAATTCATTCCTTCTAAATAATCTTTACTAATTAATTCATAATCATATTTTTTATAAAATTGTCCATCTGTTCCACCAGAATTTTGATTATATCCTTTATTAGAATCATTACTTTTATAATAATTTATCCAATATCTTTCTCTATTATTTAAATTTTCAATTTCACATTCTTCTATAATTTCAAATTGAAAATTTTCAATACCATATTTATGAAAAGCTTGATAAATTGGATAATATGAATATTCTGTTCCTGCTATTCCATTTACTAAACTTTTGTGTTCACGCCACCTTTGCTTTATATTAACGGACTGACCAATATAACATTTTCCATTAATTTTATTTGTGATTTTGTAAATTCCACAAGTCATAATATTCTCCTATTAGAATTAAAATATGGCTTGTTTAGCATAATAGGCTACTAAACATTATCTCATAGTGTCGACTCTACGCTCCCCATTTTCTTTCTTATTTTTAATTATATAATAATTATAATACAATATTGCTTATTTGTCAAGAAAATTCCTTGTTTTTTAAAAATTTTTATTACCTATTAAAATTTCTTTAAACTGAGTAAAAATATCATTTATATCTTTTTTTAAAAAAAATTCACAATCTGCTCCCCATTTACCATTGTTAAATATAATATATGGACATTCTCTACAAAAACGAGGTGATATACAACAAAGTACACCTTGTTCTATTTCATCTATACTAAATTTAGGTACTTCCACAATAATTACATTTATCTCCTTTCTCCATATTAATATATTTTTCTCTAATTTTTTCAATATAATAATCTACATCATATCTATAAGGAACATATGGTAAACATTTCATGTTACAAAAAAATCTTTTACTAGGACATCCCCCACTACATATTGGTAGCCAAACACATTCACTACATTCTGAATCCAAAGCACCAGCACTATTAATATATTTCATTAATATATTTGGATTGCTAGCTGTTTGTAAAGGAAATCTTATATCCCATTTATCAATATTACCATAACTTCGTTCTTCAACGCCAAAATCCTCCCAACATTTATACAATTCTCCCCTACTTCCTATACCAAAAAAATATAAAGAAGGCGCAGAACAATAAGTTGTTTTAAATTGAGGAATTTTTTCATTACGTCTTTTAAATTCAAATTCTATAGTATCTTTTATATTTAAAAATTCTACTTGATTTTCTTGTTTTTCAGCCGGAACATCAATAATAGGTGCTGTATAATAATTAATTTTATTTCCTGTTTTTTCTCTAATATCTTGAATTATTTTTTTTATTCCTTCAATATCTTCTTTATTATTACTATGAATATCATTTCTAATACTTATAGTTCCATTAAATTTAACAGAATTTAAATTTTCTATAATTTTTTTAAAAGTGCCGCTTCCATCAAATAAATGACGTGTTAAATTATGATTTTTCTCTAATCCATCTATTGTAATTTGTGCACTAGTAACATTACATCTATTTAATAAATCAACATTTTCTTGATTAAAAAAATATCCATTAGTAAGAATAGAGCTAGTGTAATTAATACCTCTACTTTGACAAAAAGATATTATTGAATTAGAAATATACTCTATTATTTCAGGATGTAATAATGGCTCTCCACCATACCAGATTATTTCTAATTGTTTTTTCCATGAAAAAGATATTAAATTTTTAAGAAAGTTAATAACTTTATCTTGAGTTTCTTTATTCATAACATTATTATCAGTATGACGTTCAAAACAATAAGGACAATTAAAATTACAAGTTAAACTAGGAGCTATAATTACAGTTAGATTATTCATTCTATTATAATTTATTAATAAAGAAGATTTTACATATTCTTTTTCATCAAAATTTGTAACTATACCTTGTGCAATAAAATCTTTTAAATCTTCTTCTTTTATATTATTTTTTTCTAATTCATAAAGTTTTAATAAATCATTTGGATCTAATTCAGAATAAGTACCTTTTAAAAGATTAACACACGGAATTTTATTATCGTACATTTTTGAAGAAAATACATTATATTTTGATAAATGCCAATTATTTTGTTGTTCCATAATTATTCTTCTATTTGTGATAAAATTTCATCAACATCCTTATATAATATACCCCAACAACTATTATCTCCAATTTGCCGTATATCGTCATTATAATAATATATGTAATAAGGACATTTACTACATTCTCTCTTTACAAGACACATTTGTAAAGCTTTTCTAATATCTTCTATATTTAATTTATCCATTATCATCTAATATTTCAAAGCGAAGAAAGATTTCATTTATATCTTTTTTTAAAACAAGTTTACAATTTTCTTCTTTATTAAATTGTTGATAAGGACATTCATTACAAGAATATCCTTCTGCTATACAACAAAATATCCCTTGTTTTATTTTTTCTGTATCTAACCTAGACATTACGGCCACTCTCTAAGATAAACATTGATAAATGAGTACACCAAGGTGGAGTTAATTTCATTCGTACTTCTTTTTCCATTTTATCCTCTTTATATTATTTCCTAAACATCCAAGAAATTTTTTCCATTAATTGTTGAACTTCATCTTCTTGTTTAACTTGTTCTTTAATTTTCTCTTCTTTACGTTTATTTTTCCGTTCAACAAATTTAATATTATTTTTCCATTCTTTTTGTAAATGTTTTATAATTTTATTTACATAACATCTAATATGATAACACATTTCATATAAATTACCATCTTCACCAGTAACAGCTTCACTCATAATTTCAGATGCTATCTCAGCAATCTCGTTTAATTTAAAAATGATATGATCTTGTTTTTCAGTCATCTATTTTATCTCCAATATCATATTCTTTTAAATAATACCAAGCATCATATCTTAATCTATCTTGACAAGTATAACCCGGATCTGAAAATTTATCATATGGACAACCAATACATTCCATATTTGAACATTGAATTAATTGTTGCCGACATACCTTTTTACTAAAAAGTGGCACTTGCGGATATGAATTTTTCTTTTTAGAAAGTTTAGTCCAAGTACCATCACTATTTACTATATATGTTTCAGAACTACTCCATGCAGTTACACTATTTCCATTTTGATCGTAATTAGTACCCATGTGGATTTGCCTTATCAATATGTTCTTCTAAATTAAGAAGTAAATTTCTATAATCACACAAATGTAAATATACTTGAAAAAGAAAATCTGCCATTCTTTTATCTTCTATATCAATATAATATTTATATAATAAATATACATCTCTTCTAGTGCTATTTAAAGATTTATCTTTTTTCCAAAGTTGTTCAGTGTTTAATGGATTTACCAACCTCTTCATTTAACCAATCTCCAAATTCTCCTTGACAAGCTGATAGAAACATAGAAGTACATTTCCAAATTCCAAATTTATCTTGTTTAAAAAATTGACATTCCGTACAAGAAATTTTATATCCACTACCCGTTCCTGAATAAAGATAAAAAGGAATTTCCTCTTTATTGCATTTTCTCAAAAATTCTCCTATTTTCATTATTTTCTTCTATTACTCCAATCTAAAATAAATATAAAAAAGATTACAGAAATAATAAAAATCCAAATATTAGAAGTGGTTTGTATTATCATATTTTACCTCTCTAAAGCCTCCACTCAGCAATGATCTGAGACCTGCACATTACAGGTGTGCTAGACTGCCAATTATCCTATGAAGGCATAGAGCCTTGTACCCGATTCAAACGGGCGATTCTGACTTGGAAGGACAGCGTGTTATCACTACACTAACAAGGCTTATAAGGAGTCTTTTAGGCACTCCTGCTCCAATTTTTCCATTTTAACTGAAAATGGTATAAACAG